CCACTTATTTCAAGTGCAGTGCTGCTTGTGCCTCCAGATACTCCATCAGTTCTTAATTGTATAGCAACGTGAACAATTCTTCCTATCTTTGTATAGCACAACTCATTATTGCTTAAACTAATACTACCACTTATATCTGGTGTAAGTGTTGCTGTGAATGTGCCTTCTTCATAGTCGTCTAATGTATTGCTATCTGTGTTTGATGTTACACCAAGATTGATGCCTTTTCCTGCTGTGCCAAATATTATATCACCACCCGTAATAGTTACATCACCACTACTATCTTGAAGTAAAACAGTGCCAGTAGAATCTGGTAAAGTTATGGTGTTATCTGAAGTTGGGTCTACAACTGTTACAGTTGTTTCATTTGAATTTCCAGTAGCACCTTCAAAAGTAAGATCAACTCCAGTACCTAACGCCACATCTCTACCAGCAAAAAGAGTATTACCATTACCAGAAAATGAAAGGCGTGTTGCAAGAGTCCCACCTTGAATTACTTTAAAAAATGTTTTTCCATCTTCAGTGCCGTCTGAAGCATCTCTTATATCGGTTAGTATTTGAGAATATACAACATCTTGCGAATTATCATTTCTACCTTTAAAATCTATACTTCCTATTTCATCATCATCAGCTGGACTTGAAGAATTTCTATATAAGGTTAAAATTGGTTCTGTACTTGCACCTGCGTCTGTGGATGTCATTGTTACATTACCAGAGATATCTAATGATCCAAATGAACCAACACCAGTTGTGGTAATATTACTTGATCCATTATCTATTGCACCAAAACCACTTGTGATAGAACCACTATTTAATGCACCTGTTGTTACAATGCTTGAACTACCTGCAACAGCAGATGCACCTATATCAGATAGAACCTCACTAGCTGATCTGCCTTCAATGCTTGTACCATCCACTCTGAGAAAATCATCATCTGCAATACCGCTTGTAGCAACCAGAACATTACCATTTGATATACCTGTTGATAATGTCGCTGTTGTTGTTATGGCACTACCATTCAATGTCATGGCATCTGCTTCTAATGTGCCATCAAAATCTCCATCTACAGCATCTATATTGCCTTTAAATACTGTGGCCGTTACTGTACCTGTGCTTGGATTATATGTGAGGTTGCCATCCATTTCCAAACCAACATTACCTGTGCTGTCAGTCGCATCTTCTACAAAGGTAATAAGATTTTCTTCGTTGGTGCTTTCATTGTCAGTCACTAGCACATGAGCAGAGTTTGTAGCATTTGTAACTGTAACTCCTGCAATGACTGTATTAAGTGCTGTACCATCTACTGTTATCGCATCAGCTTCCAGTGTTCCATCTATATCTGCATCTCCTGATACGTCTAGGCTACCTGCATCTAATTCCCCAGTAAGTGTAATATTCCTAAATGATGCAATGTCCTTGTTTGAGTCTACAACTACTGCTTTACTAGCTGCAACTGTACCTGCTGTAATACCATCAAGCATCTCTAATTCTGCTTCTGATAATTCTGCACCAGAGCCTAATGTTAGATTACCACCTACAGTAAGATTACCTGCAACCGCTAATGTGGAACTTGCAACTGTTGAATTAGGTGTATGTGTTAGGTAAGTGACAAAGCTTCCTGATATTTTGCTTGCTAGAGTAAGTGTACCACCATCAGCAATAGACAGCTTGTGTTGATCCGCATTATCGTCACCCTGATCTGATTTTAAAACAATTCCTAAAGCAGCCCCCTCAACTGCCGCAGCAATCTCAAGACTGTCATTTGTTGTTTCATCATATTGGATTGTAATATCGGAGTTTGTGCCAAGAGTTATGGCTTTGTTGTCAACAATGGATATGCCAAAAGCAAAAGGTACAACGGCTGTAGTTGTCTGTGTACCATCTTTTAATATGGCTGTTGTTAATGCAGTAGCGATACCATCTATTTCTGCATCCATACGACTTGCCTGAATTTTTATCCCTGCATCTCT